CACCTGGTCAACGAGTCGATCATGCTGGAAGAGGTCTTCGAGTGAAGACGATCCCGGCTGATCTGCTGACCGAGCTGCAGGCGGGATCGGCCCGGGCGGCGTTCGGCATCATCGTCCAGCGCGCCGATGGGACGCAGCTACGCCTGACCGGGGCGCATCAGGACGTGACCATCAGCGGCGTGCCGGTGAACGGTTCCGCGACGGGCTCGTTGACGTACCTTGCGGCGTCTGGTCTGAGCGTGTCCAACATCCGCAGCACGGAAGGCTTCGCGGTCGACAACCTCGAAGGCATCCTGCTGGAAGGCGGCGTCGTCACCCGAGCAGACGTGCTTCGTGGCCTGTGGGATGGCGCGGCGTGGACCCTGTTTCGGTACAACTGGGCAGACTCGGCTGACGGCATCGAGGTCCTGAAGACCGGCCGCCTGGGCAACCTGCAACCGCGAACGGGGCACTTCGTCGTCGAGCTTCGTGACCTCCGGCAAGCTCTGCAGGCCGAGCACTCGGTGGTCACGCAGCCAGACTGCCGCAACGAACTGGGCGACGATCAGTGTGGTGTCGACCTGACGCCGTACACCCACACGGGGACAGTCACCAGCGCGGCCAGTTCGCAGGTGTTCACCGACACCTCGCGGTCCCAGACTGGCGACTACTTCGGCAACGGGTATCTGACCTGGACTGGCGGCGCCAATGTCGGCGTGTCCGTGAAGATCAAGAGCTACGACGGCGCCACGGACACGTTCACCCTGGTGCGCGCGATGCTGTCGCCCATCGGGGCAGGGGACACCTACTCGGCTGTCCGGGGCTGCCGCAAGCGCAGGACTGAAGACTGCGCCGGCATCTATTCGAACGTCCTGAACTTCGACGGAGAACCGGACAAGGCAACGACCAACGACATCGTGGCCGGGGTGGAAGCATGAGCCCGGCTGATGTGGTGACCGCAGCCCGTGGGCTGATCGGCACGCCGTACCACCACCAGGCGCGTCTGCCCGGTGTCGGCATCGACTGCGCCGGGGTGCTGATCGTCGTGGCCCGCCAGCTTGGCATGGTGGCGCCTGACTTCGACGTGACCGGCTACCCGCGCGTACCTGACGGCGTGACCCTGAAGGCGTACTGCGAGACGCACATGGTCCGCGTGCACGCCCCCGTGATCGGTGGCGCGGTGCTGGCTTCCTGGAAAGACGGCCCGCCGCAGCATCTCGGGATCGTGGCCGACTACCAGGGCGGGCTGTCCTTCATCCATGCCGATGGGGAACGGGCCAAGGCGGTCGTCGAGACGCGGCTGGCCTTCTCGCGTTACTTCCGCCTGGTGGCCGCCTACGGCTTCCCGGGCGTGGACTACGGAGCTGCCTGATGGCGCAGCTTGCACTGGCCGCGGTTGGCGCCGCGATTGGCGGGGCCACGCTCGGACCGGGCATCGTTGCCCTTGGTCTGACCGGGTCGTCCATCGGCTGGATCGCGGGCTCGCTGCTCGGCACGGCCCTGTTCCGCCCGAAGTTCCAGCCCCCGGCACCGGGCGACCTGTCGTCCCCGAAGATCGAGTACGGCAGCCCGATCCCCTACGTGTTCGGCGCGGTCGTCACCAGCGGGGCCGTGGCGTGGATCAGCGAATTGCGCTCGACCGAGGTCGAGGCCGAGACGGGCAAGGGCGGCGGCTCCCAGGTCGTCGGCTACACCTACTCCGCGGACATCAAGTTCGTGATCGCCAAGATCAAGGGCGCGCACGACATCGTGGCCCTGACGCGGGTCTGGCGCAACGGTGATCTGGTCTGGTCGGCCCGCTCTGGCGCAGACGCCGACACGGCGCCGGCCAGCGCCAACACCGAACACTGGGATGACATCGAGCTTCGCGTGGGCGGTGCGTCACAGGATCCCTGGACGCCCTACGAGACGGCCGTGGGATCGTCTCTCGCAGTGGCTGACCGGTGGACCACGACCATCTGCATCACCAATGCCCGGTTCGGCAACAGCAAGACGCCGCCGGTCTATCGGTTCGAGGTCATCACGGCCGGGTCGGCGTCTCCTGGTGACGTGTTCTGGCTCCTGAACGCGAACGACGCCAACGGCACCACGACTGCCACGGACGGCAGTTCCTGGAGCCACGGCGTCGATCTGACGGGCTACGAGCAGCAGGCCGCCTCGGCGCGGTTCGGCGCCTCCGGCTTCGTCACGAACACCACGGGCTACTCGCTGACGGATAGCGGCACCATGGCCGTGCCCTGGGACGCAGCGACCGAAGGACTCACGGCTGAAGGCTGGATGCGCGTCGCCGGAGAGCCCGGCAGCGGCTTCACCATCGTGCAGGTGTCCGCCGGATCGGCAACCCTGCGTGTCTACGTCGACGACGACCTGTCGCCAGACAACCGCCGGCTGGTGCTGGTGGTTGGATCTCAGTCGATCAACGCCGCCGATGTGCTCGGGCCGGATGCGTACCCGATCCCGCGGGAGTTGTACTTCCACTGGGCGCTGGACTGGAACCCGGACACCGGAACGGCCACGTTCTACGTGAACGGCCTGGAGACGCTGTCGCTGACCTACTCGGGAACCGTCCCGACGACGACCAACATCACCGGGGTGTCAACGGGTGGAGGTCCTGCCGGAACCATCGAGCAGGACGGCATCCGCATCACCCGGCGCTTCCGGCGCTACCCGGCCGGCTTCACGCCTCCGTCAACTGCGCCGACCGACGACACGCCCGGGCCGTGGACCCCTGGGACTGTGGACCTTGACGACGTGGTGGGCACGCTGCTCAACCGCACGCCGATCACCTCCAGCCTGCGCGATGTGACCGGCCTGAACGGTGTGTCGGTGCGCGGCTTCGCGGCGACCGGGAACATCCGGGCGAGTCTCGAGCAGTTGGCCGCCTGCTACCACTTCGGCGCGGTGTGCAGCGACAAGCTCTACTTCCGGCGCCGGGCAGCGTCGAGCGCGCTGACGATCCCATACGCCGACCTCGGCGCTGGCGTCGACCAGGCGCGCGATGAAGCCCTGACCCTGGATCGCGGGAACGACGACGAAGTGCCCCGGCGCATCTCGCTTTCATACGTCAACATCAACGCAGACCACGATGTCAGCACGGTCACAGGGGATCGCGGCGAAGGCCGTGTGAGCCAGGCCGACACGGCGCAGGTGTCCATCGTCGCCACGCCGAGCGAGGCGCAAGCAATCGTCGACGCCTGGGTGCTGGACCGTCGAGCGGCTGCGACCCGGTTCACCACGGCCGTCAGCGACTACTACGCCCGCCTGGAGCCGACCGACCCGCTGACTCTGACGGACAGCGACGGCACGACCTACCGGGCGCGGATCGTCAGCGAGGACTTCGCCTCGGGCGTGAAGTCGCTGGAACTGGTGCTCGACGACGCCTCGGTGTTCACCCAACCGGGGATCGCCAGCGACTACACCACGCCGACCATCAACGTCCCGAACCCGGGCGAGACGACGCTGGACCTGCTGGACATCCCGATGCTGCGGGACGCCGACAACGACGCGGGCTTCTACGTCGCAGTGAGTGGCGGCGCGAGCTGGCCCGGCGCCGTGGTGGCCGAGAGCGGCGACGGCGTGACCTATACCCAGCGGGTGACGATCACGGCCAACGCGACCCGAGGCCGCGCGACGACTGCGCTGGCCGACTGGACCGGCGGCAACGTCATGGACCACCAGAACACGGTAACGGTCCAGATCAACGGCACAGCGGCCAGCTTCACGGACGACCAGGTGCTGGCAGGAACCGCGCGGGCCTGGCTGATCGGTGACGAGATCATCGTGCCTCGCACGGCCACGCTGGTGTCGACGGGGGTCTACACCCTGTCCAACCTGATGCGGGCGCGACTTGGCACCGAGTGGGCCACCGGGACGCACGAAGTCGGCGAGCGGGTGGTGGCGCTGGATGCCTCCACCTTGCGGCGGCTGACCCGAGAGGCTGGCCAGCTCGACGTTGAGTACCAGTTCAAGGCGCCGACCATCGGTCGGTCGCTGGCGACGACTTCGGCCCAGGCGTTCACTGACACCGGGGAAGCCCTGCGCCCGCTGAGCCCTGCGGACGTTGAGGTCGACCGCGACAGCTCGAACAACGCCACGATCACCGTGCGCCGCAGGACCCGGCTGTCGCACCGCTTCCTCCGGGAAGGCATCGACACCCCGCTCGGTGAGGCGGATGAGTCCTACAGCGTGGACGCCTACGAGGACGGCACCTACACAACCGTGGCGGCCACGTTCACCTTCACGGGCGCGTCGGGCAGCTTCACGGCCGCCGCTCAGACCACGGCTGGGCTCACCCCTGGCGACCCCCTATACCTCGCGGTTCACCAGCTCAGTGCAGTGGTGGGCCGCGGTCATCCGAAGCGAGTCGCAGCATGAGCATGGAACAGATCAGCAGCCCCCCGCAGTCGCTGGCCGAGGTGGTGGTCAATCGCAACTTCGAGACTCTGGAAGCGTTCGCCACCTACGGCCAGCGCCAGGACGTGCACTCAGGTCTGACCTGGGGCTACTACGGCGGGCGCTGGGGCGGGTTCTCGGTGGCCGATGGCACGCTGACCCTGTCTAACGCGACCAACTACGTCGTGGTGCAGCTTTCGGACGGCGCGATCAGCACGGCCACGACCAGCACCAACTGGAACGACACGGCCAACTATGCCCGCGTCTACCAGATCACGGCCACGGGCGGCGCAGTCACTGCGGTGCAGGACCATCGGGGCGGCCCCGGCGGCGTCCACTACAGCAGCGCGTCCGTGCTCACCCAAGGCAACGGCCTGGACGTGGACGCGGCGGGCTTCCGTGGCATCCCGCAGAACAGCCAGAGCGCCAACTACACCTGTGTGGCTGCGGACGCCGGCAAGCACATCCGGCACCCATCGGGCGGTGGCTCTGGCGACACCATCACGATCCCCGCGAACAGCAGCGTGGCCTACGAGGTTGGCACGACGCTGACCTTCGTGAACCTGGATTCCAACAGCGTCAGCATCGCGATCACCACCGACACGCTGACGCAGGCAGGAACTGGCAGCACGGGGACGCGCACGCTTGCGCAGTACGGCATGGCCACGGCGCTCAAGGTCGAGTCGACGAACTGGCTCATCAGCGGGACGGGCCTGTCGTGAGCGCTCCGGCTCAGATGCTTCTGGCGGCTGGTGGCGGCGGCTTTGCTGCGCCGACGTTCCGCTACTGGCGTCTGTACATGACCAACAACGACGGCAGCGGCGCGTTCTGGTCGCTGTCTCGGCTCAAGCTCATGGACGGCACCACGGATCGGGCGCTGACCTACTCCGGTTCGCCGTCTGCCAGCGGGTCCGTCGATCCTGTGGCCAACGCCTTCGACGACAACATCGGCACGGAGTGGACGAACAACACCGCGCCCGCTGCCGCGTGGATCGCGGTCGATCTCGGGTCCACCTACACGCTGACCGAGTACCGCATCACCAGCCAGCGCGTCGTCACAGGCCGCACGCCATCGGCGTGGGTGCTGCAGGGCAGCGCTTCCAGCCAGACCGGCCCATGGTCCGACGTGGACTCGCGCTCCGGCCAGACCGGCTGGGGCATCCAAGAAACCCGAACCTTCACGCTCTGAAAGGCATGACCATGAATCGCTCTCTCGTCACGCTCGCGGCCCTGTTCGCGGCCACGGCCGCCCAAGCGCAGATCGCCACGGTGGCGCCGGCACCGCTGGTCATGGACGCCACGTGCGACCTGATCCGCGGCTCGACCATCGTCGCGCGCAACGTCGCCAACACGCCCGACGCGATCGCGGCAGCCATGCGCGCCGACACGCTGGCTCGCGGGGTCGGCAGCAACTACAGGTGCCGGGCGGAGACGACCGGGGCGACGACGTACAGCGCGGCGCCTCCTCCGCCCCCCCCTCCGCCTCCTCCGCCTCCTCCGCCTCCGCCTCCGCCCACCGGCTCGGCCATCTACCTGTCCGACTGCCAGACCGGCGCGGCTGCGGGCTGCGTGCCGGGCAACAACGCCAACGCCGGCACCGAGGCCGCGCCCAAGCGCGATCTGGCCGGCATCAGCGTCAACACCCTGCCGGCGGGCGCGACCGTCCTGTTCAAGCGCGGCGGTGCCTGGAACGTGGCCATCCGCCTGGACAACCCGAACGCGACGAGCGCGGCGCCGATCACCTTTGCGGACTACGGCACCGGCCCGCTGCCGCTGCTGCGCACCCCGAGCGGGACGACCTTCAGCTTCGGCAGCTACGGCACTTCCGTGCCTGACGGCGGCTACACCTTCCGCAACTTGAAGCTCGACGGCCTGGGCACCGGGCAGTGGGGCGCGTTCGTGCAGGGCTCCACCCGTGACGTGACCTTCGATGGCATCGAGGCTACCGGCTTCGACATCGGCATCCACTCGCAACAGGTGGCCGGCGCTCCCAATCTGCGCCTGACGGTGAAGAACTCGCGGCTCTACAACAACCGCGAGCACGGGATGCTTGGCGCTGGCGTGGGCTTCGTCTTCGAGAACAACACCGTCGAGGACAACAACCCCAGCGGCGGCGGCTTCGAGCACGGCACCTACTTCGGCTCCGATGCACTGATCAGCAGCGGTCGCATCGTCGGCAACACGTACCTGCGCAACAGCGCGCCAAACGGCACCTGTGACGGCGGGAATATGACGCTGCATGGCATGTGGGACGGCCTGACGATCGAGGGCAACGTGATCGAGCAGTCGGGCGCTGCGCTGACCTGCTACGGCATCAGCGTGACCGCGGCCTACGGGTCGGCGGAGTTCTTCCGCAACACGGTGATCCGTGGCAACACCATCGCCAACGTGGGCGCGTGCGGCCTTTGCATCAGCGCGGCCCCCGGGGTGCTGGTCGAGGACAACAAGGTGTTCAACACGCGGCCGACCTACAACATCGGCGTGCAGATCCCGGCCATCCAGCCTGGGGCTGGCGATGCGGCTGACGGTGGCGCGGTGATCCGCAACAACGTCATCTGTCACTCGTCGCCGGCGGCCGGTAGTTCCGCGGTGCAGGCGCCCAGCGCGGGCAGCGTGACCGGCAACACCTACCGGACGGGCGCCGACGCGACGACCGGCGCCTGCGCACGTTGAGGGAGTCCTGATCGTGAAACCACCAGAGAGCTTCGACTTCGCCCTGCACCCGGCGGTCGTGGCGGCCCTTGGCAGCATCCTTGCGTTGAAGGCGATCCCGGGCACCAGCTACCTGGAGAAGCTGGGCAACGTCGCGGCGTCCTTCGTGCTGGCGATCTACCTCGGGCCGGCGCTGATCGAGTACATGGACATCACCAGCCGCAAGATCGGGGCGGCTGTCATCGTAGGCATCGCGGCCACCGGCCTGGTGGTGTTTAACGGCGTCATCGACGGCATCAAGAAGACTGACCTGGCCGCCTGGGTGCTTGGCTGGCTGCCCGGCAGGAAGGGAGGCCAGTGATGCTGCACAACCTTTTCTCACTGGCGCATGACCTCGTGACCATCGGCGCGGCCATGGTGTGCCTGTGGGCCATCGTGAGCCCGCGCGTGCCCACCGGCATCCTGCCCACCATCGGACTGGGCGCGATCTTCGTGGCCGCCCTGTGGAGCCTCGACGACTGGGCGCCGGCTCCCACGGTGGTCGACGTGATGCTCGGCGGCATCGGCCTGATCGGCGTCGGCGTGCTCTGGCGCGCCTACCGCAAGCCCAAGCCGCAGATGCGTCGGTCCTCCGACTGGCTGGGCGCAACGCAGCCGCTGACGCCTGATCAGCAGCGCCAGGTGGCCGGCGGCACGAAGCAGTGAGCGCGGACCTTTACGTCACCGGCCTCTGGTTCTACGTGAACCACGCCGGCCGGGCCAAGCTGCACGGGCGCGAGCGCGTCCTCGGCTCGGCGCCGCGCCTGCTGGATCTGGCCGTCGAGGAGATCGAGTACGTGCCCGAGGTCGGCGTGCGCCGGCTGAGAGAGAAGTTCGGCGGCTGGCGCGACATGGAGCGCGCCGAGGTGTTCGCCGCCGATGAACTGCTGCAGCGGATGCTGCCGGAGGGTGAGACGTGACGCCGCAGCAGCTTCAGGCGGCCATGGGTTGCACCGCGGCCAACGCCGAGCGGTTCGCTGGCCCGCTGAGTGCCGCCTGTGCCTTCTACAGCATCGACACCCCGACGCGCCTGGCTGCCTTCCTGGCGCAGATCGGCCACGAGTCCGGGGCGCTGCGCTACACGTCCGAGCTGTGGGGTCCGACGCCGGCTCAGAAGCGGTACGAAGGCCGCGCCGACCTGGGCAACACCCAGCCGGGCGACGGTGAGCGGTTCAAGGGCCACGGCCTGATCCAGACCACCGGGCGCTTCAACCACGCGCGGGTCCGGGACCGCCTGCGCGAGCGGTTCTCCGGCGTGCCCGACTTCGAGACCGACCCCGAGGCGCTGACAGATCCGCAGTGGGCCTCGCTGAGTGCCACGGACTACTGGGACGACAGGGGCCTGAATGCGCTGGCTGACGCCGGCAACTTCGAGGCCATCACCCGCCGCATCAATGGCGGCCTCAACGGCCAGGCTGATCGTCTGGCCCGATGGGAGCGTGCCAAGCGTGCGCTCTCGCAACCGGCAGACGTGCCGCAACCCGTCCATCTGCTTTCACAGGAGCAACCCATGCCCATCGCCCCCATCATCGGCGCGCTGCTGCCCAGCGTGATCGAGGCCATCCCCAAGCTCGGCAAGCTGTTCGGCTCCGGCTCCGAAGTGGCCGAGCGCAACGTCAAGGCCGCCGAGCTGGCGGTCGGCATCGTTCAGGAAGCGGTCGGCGCGAGGAACGCGCAAGAGGCCGCCGAGCTGATCAAGACCGACCCGACCGCGGCCCAGACTGCCAAGGCGGCCATCGAGTCGCGTTGGCTGGAACTGTCCGAGGCTGGTGGCGGTGGCATCGACGCCGCACGCAAGGCCGACATGGCGACCTCGGGCGGCGACCTGCTGAAGTCGGCCAGCTTCTGGATCGCGCTGACCCTGCTCCCACTCGTCTACCTGCTGGTGCTGTCGCTGATCGGCCTGATCGGCACCGCCACCTGGTCGGATGACGTCCGCGCCGGCCTGTCCGGCAGCCTCATCAGCGCCATCGTGGGTGGCCTGGTGGGCTACTACTACGGCCAGACCACGAGCCGCAACCGCACCGCACCGTAAGGACCGCACACCATGATGACCCGCAAGACCGCCGCCAACTTGATCGTGATGATCGTCGCCATGTTCCTGATGGCGCTGATCCTGACGCCGACGCTGGCCCACGCCACCGGCAAGCCCGAGCCCGTCACCCCGGCGCCCAGCTCGAGCTCCAGCTCGGCAACCGCTGCCAGCCAGGCCAAGGCCGCGATCGACCTGTCGCTGGCCAACAGCGCAACGGGCGGGCAGGGCGGTGCTGGGGGCGCTGGGGGCCTCGGTGGGGCCGGTGGCAGCGCCGCAGGGGGCTCGGTGAGCCAGGGCCACACCTACGTCCTCCCGGCGCCTGCAGCCGCTGCACCGCTGCCCGCAGGCATGTGCCCGCAAGGCGACTCCTCGGCCTACTCGGTGCTGTGGGGCTTGGTGAGCTGGGCCAGCTCGACGACGCGCACCGAGATGGCCTGCCTGGACAAGGTGCTGGCCGTGCTGAAGGAGACCGCGCCCAAGCCGGTGCCGGCGGTGGTGAACTACCTGCACGACCTGCCGGTGCCGCCTGCTGCACCCGCTTCACCCGCATCCGCTCCGGTGGCCACCGCGTGCGAGAAGGCACCCGAGCCGGCCAAGCCCGCGCCCAAGGCTGCGAAGGTGGCCAAGGCGGCGCCGAAGAAGGTCGGCACCTGCGGGTGATCACCGGTAGGATGGGATTGCATCGCGCGCCGCCAGGTCGTACACAGCCCGCTGGGACAGGCCCAGCATCGTGGCGACGGTGGCGGCGGTGAGCATCGGTCTACGCGCTCTCGCGCTGGTTGGTTGGCGCTTCCTTGAGCAGCCGCAGATGCACGGTGTGGTGCTCGCCGAAAGACATCGTGCTGCCATAGTCTTTGAACACGCGATCCTCATGCGGACACGTTGACTGGCAGCACACAAACAAGCCGCCGGTCAAGTCGTCATTGATGGCCCCGGCCATACTGATCTTTCCGCAGTCTCCGAAGCAATGCGCTTTGGCCGCTGCTTCCTGCGTCGGCGCCATCACGGCAACGCCCCAAACTTCGACGCTCATCGCTTCACGTCCTCGATGCCGTGCGCTCGCTCGCGCTGGTTGGTCGGCAGGCGGCGGAACTCGACCACCCATACCCACGGATTCGCGCCCCAGGAGCCGGGGCCGTTGATCTGCTCCCACAGATCGCGGTAAGCCTGCACCGGGCTGTAGATGCTGTCGCGGGGTTTTCCGTGATGGTCTACATGCACGTTTACGCCCTCGGCGATTGCGTCCGAGACGCTGATCGCCTGCAGCCGCTCCACCCGCACGCCGGTAACTTCGAGCGTGATGCGGCTGGCCCAGCGGGGCATGAACATGCTCGGGCGCAGCCTGCCGAACGCGGTCGGGTGGAAGGGCACTTCGTCTTGTGCCTCGTACCAGACCAGCTCGTTGCGGGTGATGTCGCGCGGGGGCTTCTTGTTGAACGCAGCAAAGACGCGCCACGCCTCGCGCACCCACAGCCGGTCGCCGGGCGTGTAAGAAGCATTCCGGTACTCTCCGCCGTTGACCTCGCCCGCCAATTCGCACGCTGCCAGATCGCAGCCTAGATCGCGGTCTTTGCGCGGCTTCACCACGCGCCGCGTCTGCGTCTTCGTTCCAGACAGGATCGCGCGCACCATCGGGGCGCTGAACGGAATAGGCTTCTCTCTCATCGCTTCACTTCCTCTATGGTTGCGGCGGCAACTTTGCAAGGTTGCTGTATTCACGAGTTGGGCGTCTTCAGGTTCGCCCGCAGTGTTGTCAGCGCGGCCACGATTCCAGCGTCTTGGCCGCGCCAGTAGCTGCCCGGCTGGCCAGCCGGTTTGAACGGGTCCACCATTTCCCAAGTCAGGCGCATGGCTTCTTCCCAGCGCGCCGTCTCGGCATCCAGCGCAGCCCGCAACAGCGCGGCTTCAGTTTCGGCCTTCATGGCGCGCTGCAGCAGCGCGAGGTCCATCTGCAATTCAACGTGCATGGCGTCAGCCGCGCTTGGTGGCGCGCTCCCAGATGGTGTCGAGCGTCTCGATCTGCTTCGCGGTCGGGCGTCGGCCATCGGCAAGCTGGCGCTGCAGCGAGTCCACGAAACCGAGTTCCCAATCGCTCAGGCGCTCACTGCGCTTCTCGCAGTCCTCCAGCAGGGTCACGTACTCGTCAGCCCAAGTAGTCATCTTCATCCTCCGGCCATCCGTGGCACAAACATTCACAGGGGTCTTCCGGGCCATCGCCGCCGTAGCGGATCCAGGCGCACATGCCGCCGTCGTGGTGCGCGCAGGCGCAGCCGTAGGTGCCACGCGGGCCGCTTGTGTCTTTTGCTTCCTCATTCCTTTCCACACGAACTTCCGTTTTCTGGATGTCGTTCATGGTTGTCCTTTCCACACGCTAATCCGAATAGCCGAAGGATCAAGCGGTGAGCTGAATCAGGCGGACGGCTCGGCCGCGAAGCCCGTCGTCCTTGTGGATGTCGTACTGGATGCCGACGTAGAAGTACTGGCACCAGGCGTCGGTGACCAGGTACTCGTCGGCCGTCCAGTGCCAGGTCGACTCGAACTGATCCTTGGCAGTGGCGAACGCCAGCGCCGCGACCGGCCTGGTGGGCAGCACGCCGCCGACGCTCTCGGCCCAGGCGGCGGCCTTCTCCCAGGTCAGATCGCCCTCGGGCTTGTCGGCCAGCAGCGCGACCGCGTAGTGCTTGCCGTCCTTGGCAGTGGTCAAGCCGATGAAGACGCCGCCGTCCAGCTCGCCGCCCAGGGGCGGCAGCGCGGAAATGGCGACGGTGGTGGCGAGTACTTCGGGTGAATTCATGAGCGGCTCCTTGGTTGTGCTCAGTAGGGGATGTCGGCCTCGGTGATCGCCGGGGCCTTCGGGAAAACTGGGGCCAGTTCGTCGGCCAGCGCCAGCTCTGCCTCGTCGATGAAGTCCGCCGGCACCATGATCGATACCCACCGCGTGCTGTTCGGTGTGGCGGGGTGCTTGTAGAAGGTGAAGGTCATCGGTTCTCCTGTGGTGGCACTTAGGCCGGTTGCGCGTCGAACTCGACGCCTAGTTCGCCCGCTGCATAAGCGGACAGCTTGTCGATGTAGGTGGACATCTCGGACACGTCCAGGTCGGATGTGCTCATGAACAGCTCGCGCTCGCCGTTGGGCATGACGCGCCACTTCTTGACCCCGCGGGCGGTTTCCTCTGGCAGCAGCTCACGCTTGCAGTGGACGTTCCAGACATCGGCGTCGAACTGCTGGCCATGCACCCACGCCTGGTCGGCGATCTGCTGGAGCAGCGCCCACATCAGCGCGTTCTGGTCGTTAGACCGCCGCGCCTTGTAGATGGTCACGCGCACTTCGAGCGGATCGCCCCGCTGCGACATCGCGGCAGCGTTGGACTTGAGGAAGGCGTGCAGCAGCTTGGCCTGCTCTGGCCCGTGAAGGACGAAGGTGCGAAGGAAGCTCACGCGGCCTCCCTGAACTCAGGCCGACCCACCTTGCGGGCCAGATCCTGCGTCCGCTTTACGTAGTCCTCTGTAAGCTCCCGGCGCTGCGCCCTGGTCATGTCGATGCACAGATCGAACAAAGGGCCAACCTCATCGGTATCGGTGCTCATGAATCAATCCCCTCAACCCACCACGAATGCCCGCAGGCATTGCACTTGAACTGATAGTCCTCCCAGCCGCCGCAGGATGATTCCCACTTACGCACCGTCACTGCATGCACGCCGCACTTGCGGCACGGCACTTTGGGCAGCGTCTCAAACTCGGCAAACTCGCCCTGGCTGTCCGCCATTCCTGGGGTAAAGCTCACTTCATCGCCCCGGCTTTTTGGAACAGATCGGCAGCGAGCAGCGGGTACTCTTCCTTGCACGACTCCGCGTAGGCGAGCAGCGCGGCTCTTGCGTGCTTGTCGTGCGTCAGGTCGAGCACGAAGTATTCGCAGCCGTGGTGCTTGCCGCCCGGCTCGCTGCTGCCGTCCACGCGCTCCACGCGGAACTTGTTGTAGAGCCCTCGAATTTTGTCGCGCATGTTCTGCTCCTGATCGGTACTCACTTCATCGCCCTCCTTGCCTAACGCAACCAAAGTACCCATGCGGCAAAAGCTGGCCGCACTGCTTGCACGACTCGGCCTCGACCAAGTGAACCCCGCCCCAAGTTGGCGAATTGCGGCGGACGTTGCCGCGTTGCCCTCGGCCTCTCTGCGGTCGTCTCGCGTCATCTCGATCAGGTTGTCGTGTTGGTAGTGGCACCCAGGGAGCCCGAACCTCGGCGCACAGAGAGGGAAACAGTCAAGGTCTGTCGTTTTCATGCCGAGCCCCTTCCCGTGGTTCGGGTGTGCCGCTTGGGACCATCCTTCGATCCCACACGCGATGCACGGCAGCGAGGCAATCCATCTGCGGTACTGTTGGGATCGAACCGGGCGCGACTTCGGGAACATCACGCGGCCCGCAGCTTGGCGATGCGCGCCAGCTTCTCGTCCAGCTCGGCCAGGAACTCGACGACAGCGCCCTCGATCTCGCGCAGGTAGGCCATGCTCGGTTCGTACCTGACCACGAACAGCCGCAGGTCATCCGGCATCGCGGGGCAGTAACTCACGAAGTCCACCCAGGGGCGCTCGGTGCAAGCCGCTTGCCACGCCATCTGCGGCACGTAGGCTGCCGGCGGTTCTCCGGCCAGCAGGTACGACAGGTGAACGTGGATGCGGGGACACTTCACTTCCAGCAGGCCATCGCCGGCCAGGCCGTCAGGCGAGGCGCCAGAGCGATCAATGCGGGGGTGGATGACCAGACCCACCGGCATGACCATCTGTCCAGTGCGGACCTCGTAGGCGGTGCGGGCGGCCGGTTCCAGTTGAATGCCTCGCTCGGTGTCGGCGTTGCCTTGAAAAGCGTTAGCGGGCTGGCCGGTCAGCGTCTCGGCAATCAGTTCTCCGAGGTAGGCTGCGCGGGTGGCGCTCGGTGCCCCTGCGCGGCCCTTGGCGAGCACGTCAGAGATCCGGGAGGCCGTGACCTTGCCAGCGCGAGCGGCGAACCACTCGGGCGAGCCCTGGGGTGCGTCGATGACCTTCACTTCGCCCCCTGATCCGCTGCGGCTGCGGCAGCCTTGAGCGAGTCGCCGTGGATGCGCCAGAACGCCTCGGGCGGCTTCTTCGTCTTGAAGAACTCGCGCAGCGCAGCAGCCCCGCCCAGCGCGGCGTCGCGGAACTCGGCCAGTAGGGCGTCGTCGGTGTCGTCCTCTTCGCCGTCCGCCTCCGGGTCCATCGCCATCGTGGGGACCACGAACTGCTGGAACAGGGCGGTACGGAAGGCCACGGACTGCGCCTTCGTCGTGGCCTTGTCGCCCGAGTCCATCGCCTCCCCGTAGCACTCGCAGGCCACCGACGACCCGTCAGCAGCGGCGAAGGTGAAGCGGCCCTTCACGGTGACGAAGCGAGTGGCCTTGCCTCCACCCTTGTCGCGCTCCGTGATGGTCAGGTCGGAATAGGCCGGGGTGACGCTGATGCCGTGGCGGATCAGGACGACCGACATCTCGTTCATCGCGGCCTCGATGCCGCGGAAGTTGACCTTGGCCCCGCCCAAGTCGGCGCGGCTGGTCTTGGCGATGCCGGTCTTGGCGATGTCGGCCATCGCTGCGACCAGGGCGGTGTAGATGGTGCTCATAGAGGGCTCCGCAGGTTGATGAAGTTCGCCAGCAGCCGGTCGACGGCCCGCATCAGGCGGGCGCGAAAGCTGGTGTCCAGAGGGATCACCACCGGCTGGTTCATGTGCGGCATGTGCCACGGCTCGATGCGCGTGTCGAACGCTTCGTCGTAGGCGTGTCGAGCGTTGAGCGTCGGCGCATCAGCGAGCCGGCGCAGATCCATGGCACCGCCGGCACCCTTGACGTGCGGGTTCAGCAGCGCGGCCTGGATCAGTTCGGCCTGCGATCCCATGTCGCGCACGGGCGGCTTGGCCAGGATGCCGATGCGGACCTTGCCCGTGTCGAGGACGTGGCGTCCGGAGGGGAGGCGGATGATCTGGCCCATCACGCATCAACCTCGGCCGCAAGTTCATCGAACATGTCGCCAGTCTGTGCGTCGAACTTGCGGCCTTCCGCTGCGGCCTGCGCGTTCTTGACAGCCTGCCGGTAGTACGAAGCCTTCAACTCGGCGCCGATGCCGCGACGGCCCAAGATCACGGGCGAATAGACCTCGCTGCCAACTCCCATGAACGGCGTAAACACCGTCTCTCCTGGGTTCGAGAAGAGTTCGACGCATCTGTCGATCACGTCGAGCTGCAGCGGGTGGACGTGCTTTTCGTCCTCGCTGTCGCGGGCCTCGCGGTATGGCAGGACTCTGTTGAATCGAATGTCATCCCACATGCAGTCGGCGTACTGTCGCCAGATCCAGTGAGAAAACCGGTTCTCGGTCTGCTTTCCCTTCCAACCTCTATATGGCAGCACGTCATTGGGCGGCATCCGCTCTCCCGCGTACTCCAGCATCCCGACCGGGTGCTGCACCGGGACAGGGTTCTCGCCAGAGCGTCGGAACGTCAGCAAGTAATCGCCGCTGGCAACGCCGCAGTCGATGGAATCCGCCACCAGCGAGGCGTGCGCCAGGTTCTTCTGCATCGTTCGGAGGCGAACTTCTAGAGGCTCCTTCCAGATCATGCGGCGCCCGGTGTATCTCCAGCCTTCGCGCTCGTGCAGGCGGATGATGTCGCCGGGGAAGTCAAGAAAGCTGTCCGTGCCGCTGTTCGAGCGAGGCACGTCCATGCAATGCACGGCAGTGATTCGGCCCGGCATCGTGATACGGTGAAGCTCGCGCACCACAAATGCGTAATGCGAGAAGAACGTGTCGTAGTCGTCGCAGTTCGACAAGTCGCGGTCGCTGCTGCTGTAGTGATACAGCCCGCCGAACGGAGGCGAGTAGACCGACAGATGCACGCAGCCGGCAGGCAGGCCCTGCATGACCTCGATGCAGTCGCCGTTGTAGACCGCGTACTTGTCGGTAATCAGTTGGTCGTTGACAGCCATTCGGGCACCTTCTGAGACTTGGAGAAGAGAGAGGCACGGTCGATTGCCTGAGCGGCATTCATCTCGGCCACGAGGTTTGAAAACATGCGGTCGGCTTGGGTTGCCTTGCGTTGCAGGTTGGACAACACACCGCGCTCGCCTTCGGTGGTCACGATGTCCACCGTCACTTGCCGCTTTTGGCCAAAGCGCCAGCAGCGGCGCACGCCTTGGTAGTACTGCTCAAACGAGTGCGACGGGAAGAACGTGATGTGAGCGCATCGCTGGAAGTTCAGACCCCACGCGCCGATGCTTGGCTTCGTGATAAGGACTCGCGCGTTGCCGTTTGCAAAGTCCATCAGCTTTGCTTCCTTGTCATCGTCCGAGTCGGCGCCTGCCACCTGGATTGCGTCAGGTATGCGCCGCTCCAGCTCTTCACCTTCCGCGTTCAGGTGGCACCACACAAGCGCCTGCTCTCCGGTTCCGCTCACAATATCGGACACGCGCTGGCATCGCTCGGCCAGTGACCTACGCCGCTCTTCGCGTTGTTCCTTGAGCCCTGCCGCTGGCAGCGCAAACAGGTATCCGTCTGCGGCATGGTTCGTGTCCACGATGTGCTCGCGCTCGACCAGTGGCGGCAGGATGAAACGGGAGTCATCGAACCCCATGTCAGACGGCTTGCGGATCGCGCGCGCCCATGAGCAGACCCAGCGCCAAAATGGAAGCTCTGCGTGGCCCTTGAGGCGCCACTTGATGACCTCGCCACGGAAGCGGCCCGTCGCCGCGTTGTTCAGGTCGTTCTTAAAGAAGCGCCCGAGCATGTCCATGTAGCCGAGATACCCAAGCGCTTCGCTTGAAGTCCCAAGCTCGGTGAAGTCGTTCGGCGCAGCGGTAGCCGTTGCCAAGAGCCGGTACTTCATCTTCCGCGCAAACGTGGTGATCGCTTGGCGCGTGGTTCCGTCGTAGCTCTTGAGGATGCTGGACTCATCGCAGGCCAGCCCGGCAAAGCTCGAAGGCTGGAACATGTGCAGCTTCTCGTAGTTGGCAATAGTGATGCCCGGATGCACCGTGCCGTCCCGAGATACCTTGGCGCGCACGCCGAACTTCTCGGCCTCTTCTTCGATCTGACGCGCTACAGCCAGCGGCGTCAGCAGCAACACATTTCCGCCGGTGTGCCGTACCACGTTCTCCGACCACACCAACTCCTGCACCGTCTTGCCAAGGCCGCAATCCTCAAAGATGGCGGCGCGTCCCTTGAGCGTGGCCCACTCCACCATCGCCGCTTGAAAGTCGAACAGGAACGGAGGAACCCACACAGGAGAAAACCCGTGGTTGCCTTCGACCTGCGCTTTCTCAGCCAGAAAAGCGGCGTAGCTCATCGGCTCCACCACTCGACCAGCCACACAGCGCCGGCCAGCCCGAGAGCACAGGCCAGCAGCGCACCCTTCGTGCGTTCGATCGGGCTCGGCCTCATTGCGCCACCTCGCTGGGCGTGTAGTCGATGGCCAGCAGAGTGTTGATCTGCCGATCAATCTGCGTCACCTGTGCCTGCGCTTCGGCCAAAACCTCACGCCTCTTGGCTTGCAGCGCTTCCACCTTGTGCGCTACCAGCTCCTTCTCGCCGTTCAGGTGCAGCGTCACGTCGGCGTATCCAACCAGCACCCAGCCGGCTGGAACGAAGACGGCCATTCCGCCGATCTGTTGAATTTCGCGGTTGCCCTCCTCGTTTAGTTGCTCGGCATCTCGAATAGTCCACGGACAAAAGGACACCGAGTTCACCGCAGTGATCGCGTCGCGCAGATGGTCCGGACCCTGGTCGCCAGTAAAGAAGACGGGCGTGCGGGCGGTCAGGGTGCGATGGTTCATTGCGCCACCCCCTGACGCATCCGAAGGTCGATGGCGGCCAGCTCGCGCGCCGCGCCTTCGTCCCAGCCGATGCGCTTCAACTGCGCCACCAGGGAGCGACGTGCACGCAGCGTCGCCGTGATCTGCCGGCTGCGCTGCAGCAGCGCGCGGGCAGTGTCGGGGTGCATGTAGAAGATCATTGCTGGACCTCAACAGGCTTGCCATCGGCGTTCAGTTCGTACCAGACGCCGGGCTTGATCCCGTTCTCGCCTACCTTGGAGGCAAAGATGTGCCGGATGCTCATGTCGCCCGCTCGGTTGACGATCACGATGGCGCCGCCGTTCTCTGCCTTGGCTTTGCTGGCGTACCCGAGTGAGGCTGCAATAGCCCCGTTGCCCGTGGTCGCAGCGGGGGCCCATTCGCCCGTGGTCGCGGCGTTGGCCCCTTCGCCCGTGGTCGCAGCGTTGGCCCCGTCGCCCGTGGTCGCAGCGTGGGCATCGTCGGCGGTCGTCACGCCCACATCGCCAGCCTTTGCACGCTCCGCGATCTTCTCGGCATCCGCGCCAGCGATGGCGACGGTCTGCGACACGCGTTCGGCGGTGTCGAGTTCAGCAAACACGCGATCCACCAGCCACGTCGCATCGTTCGTGCGCTTGTCAGCGATCAGCGCCGCGTACACGTCAGCGAACTCGCCGCCCTGCGGGAACTTGTCGAGGAACCAGCGCACTCCCGACATGCAGGCTTCCCATGCGTGGATGCGCTCCTTGGTGATCGTCAGCTTGCTCATTGAAGTTCCCCCGTCACGGTGTCGTCGAAGGCTCTGCAGAACGCGGCGACCGCCTCGGGCAGCGCCTGCCGCTCGTAGGGCATCAGGTCGGACAGGTCGAGTTCCGTGGCTTCTCCCACGGGGATGCGCTGGTCGAAGCTCGCGTCGATGGCGGCTTGCGTCTGAGAGGCGCGGGCCGGGGTCATCACAGATCCCCCGCGATGCTGTGGATGCGCGCGGCGCTGGCGGCGACGTAGCGGCTGCGCAGCTCGACCATCGCGTCGGACGACCATTGCGGCTTGGTCAAGGCGACGCACAGCAGCTCGGCGACGGACGTGCTTTCCAGGCGGTCGCGGAAGGCGTCGGCCTGGGAAGTCGCACGGCTCGACGGCACGAAGCCGAGGTGCACGGGCGGCTCGTTCATGCACGCACCGCCCAGCCAGTCCGTGAACCCGTCCATGTCGCACAGGACGCGCTCTTCGGCCTCCTGCATCTGCGACTGCGTGATGGTTTCGCGCTCCAGCAGTGCGTCGTACTGACGGCTCAGGGCAGGGGTGAAGTCGATCATGTCGAAGCCCTCCGCTCAGGCTTGGACGCGAGCGGCAGCGGCGCGCGCTGCTTTGATCGCCCTGATCGCTTGACGGCGGCCCTTGGCCTTCACCAACGCACGGCGGGCCAGCTTGTCGGCGCTCGCGCTGTGCTGCACGAAACCGGCGCCGGCGCCGCGCTTCTTGATCGGGCTGGCCTTCGTGTGGCCGCTGACGTGGACGCGGCCGGGGCCGCTCTTGGTGCTGCTGGGAAACTTGCGGATTGCCATGTCTGTCCTCCACTGCATCGGGGTGATGCGATGGGGTGACTGTGACCGCTTCCGGTCTGTCTGTCAACAGCCGCAAACGTGAATTTCTAGGGGTTTTCGATACCGAACTCGGCCAACGCTTGCCACCGAGGTCGGTTGCAATGTCCGCGGCGTCTGGTGTAGAGTCGCGCCATGCGTAACCCAATCCCCTCCCCGGCCGACGTCCGGGCACGTCTCGTCCCCCTGTCCGCTGCGCAGCTCGAAAGCCTGGCCAGCGAGTGCGGGGTGCCGGTCACCACCCTGGTCAAGGTACGCAACGGTCAGACGGGCAACCCCAGGCTGGGCACCGTGCACGCGATCTGGCCGCGCCTGATGCGCCGCAAGGCGATTGCCCCGATTCGCAACTGAGGGCTGGGCAGTGCCTAAGACAGACCAGCCAGAGGTCAGCGGCGCCGACAGTGCGCTCCGACGCGGCCACGGCAACACCTACAAGCCCACGCACGCCTCCTTCCGTGGACAGGGCCGCTGGGTCGGCTCATGTGGCCGCTGCGGCAGGCACGTCGAGAGCGCTGCCGGCCAGAAGAAGCACCCGATCCTCGGGAAGCTGTGCACACCGTGCAGCGAGGCGATGCGGTGAACTACTACGAGCGCCACATCGGCGACTACTTGAAGGACACGGCACATCTGAGCCTGCTGGAGCACGGCATCTACGGCCGGCTGCTCGACGTTTACTACACGCGACAGAGCGCGATCCCTGACGCGCAGGCGGCCCGACTGGTGGGCGCCAGGTCGAAGGAAGAGCTGGCCGCGCTGAAGGCGGTCCTGCGGGAGTTCTTCACCTACAACGAGGACAGCCAGGACTGGATCCAGATGCGCTGCGAGGCCGAGATTCATCGGTTCCAGGACAAGCAGCGCAAGGCATCCGCATCTGCGAGCGCACGCTGGGCGAATGCCAAGACGCACACCGAACGCAATGCGAACGCATCACCGGACGCAATGCGAACGCATAGCGAAGGCAATGCTCCCAATCACCAAGCACCAATCCCAACCTTGCATCCAGAGGATGCAGGTAGCGGACCCGCGCTCCGCGCTGCCCCGCCGACCCCGCCCCCCGACTTCGACGGGAAGAACGCGGAAGTCCTGAACGGCAAGGCTGTGGTGGCGATTGCCCCCGGCTTCGAGCTGCCCGACCAGTGGGGCTTCGACGCTGAAGCGCTGGGCTTCAAGCCCCCCGAAGTGCTGCGCCAGGCCGAGAAGTTCCGGCAGTACTGGACCGCGGGCAAGGGCAGCGGGACACGCCGATCCGTGAAGGGCTGGCGGCAGACCTGGAGCAACTGGCTCGACAAGGCAGCGAAGGACGCGCGATGAGCACCTACAGCAAGGTCCGCAAGGAACTGGCCGAGCAGCACACCAGCGAGGACACCCCGCCGTGCAGGTACTGCGGTGCACCGACAGCCAGGGACGTGCTGACCACGTTCGGCGCTCGCTGCGGACCGTGCTACCGGGTGTACCGCGAAAGCGTGCCAGAGCGCCCGCCTGTGGCCTACCTGCGGGACGACCGGCGCAGGTCCTGGGCCTGGAACCTGAAAGCCAGGCACGAAGGCGGGGAACGCCTGACGCCGGCCCAGGTGACGGCCTACACGGCGGCTCTTCGCTCGATGCCAGAGGACGCAACAGCATGAGAGCCCGCAAGCTCGGGTGGTGCGGCTACGCCACGATGTACCGGATGCTGCTGGACGAGCCGATGACGGCGATGGACATGGCCGAGCGGCTGGGCGTTTCGAAGCAAACCGTCTGCCGGGTGCTGGACCGCTTCTGTGACGTCGGGTTCGCGCATCGCTGCGCCTGGGTGAGCCCGAGGTATCGCAGCAAGGAAGTGGCGCTGTATGCAGCCGGTGAAGGCCAAGACGCGCCACACCCAGCCCACCACAAGGGTCGCGCGAGGCTTCGCCACAACGCGCTGCCGGAGGTTGTCGCAATGACCCGCATCCTGGTCCTGCTGCGGGCGCCAATCGCCCGGTCCGACCTAGTCGAGCAATCCGGGTGCTCTGCGGTGAACCTTCGGCGGTTGCTGAACCACTGCCGCGAAATCGGACTGGTGCGGATCGCCGCATGGGACAAGACCAACCCCGGCAAGCCCGCCGCGATGTTCTGCATTGGCGAGGGACAAGACGCACCTAGGCCGCAGCCCAAGTCGCGCAGCCAGATCAACCGTGAGCAACGGCTCGGACGACTGGCGAAGGAGCGGCAGCTGACCCTGATCCGCGCCATTGCCAGCCCCATCGGACACCAACTGGAGGCCGCATGAACTGCACTGGCAACTGTTCCCAGGGCGACAAGGTCTGCCCACACCCCGACCAATGCGAGCAGTTCGACGGCGTGCCGCTGCGCGAGGTGCTGCTGTCCCTGCTGTGGCCAGTTGCCCTGGTGGGCAGCATTGCCCTCACCGTGGCGCTGTGGAGGTCATGGCCGTGGTGGTGATCGAACTGCCCTGGCCGCCATCGGTCAATACCATGTGGCGCACGCCTCGCACTGGCCCGCTGGCCGGTCGGACGATGCTCTCCAAGGAAGGCCGCGACTACCGCAAGGCCGTCGAGCAGACGGTGATGCTCCAGCGAGCGGGGAAGGTGGGCGACGCCAGGGTGGCCGTCGACATCGAGGTCCGCATGCCCGACAAGCGGCGGCGCGACCTGGACAACCTGCCCAAGGCGGTGCTCGACTCACTCACCCACGCGGGCCTGTGGGACGACGACAGCCAGATCGACGACCTGCGCGTCTGGAGGTCCGACCGCATGGGCGGCTGCTTGGTGGTCAAGGTGCGGGAACTGAGCCTGCCGCAGGGCTGCCTAGTCCGGGAGGCCGCCGATGCCTTCTGACTGCCCGGCCTGCACCAAGGCTGCGACCGAGCCGCACTGCGCCCTGTTCCGCAACGGGTGCCCAGGCTGCGCAGCTCGCGCCGTGTCGCGCGGCAAGAACTTCTTCGACAGCAGGAAGGCAGGCCGGCAGACCTCGGCCTACCGCATGGAGCTGCACCAGTTCGGCGTGACGCATGAGCAGGTGCTCGAAGCGTGGAAGGCCGACGCGACCAACCAAGTCGAGGCCCGCGCGTGATCCTGGTCTTGGTTCCCCCCGGCCGCGGTCGGGGGTCCCCCA